CGTGATTATTTCAACAGACACAGACTTTCAACAGTTAATTGCACCTAATGTAAAACTATACAATGGTGTGCAAGAAATCACAACAACACACGAAGGCTTCTTTGATAAAAAAGGACAAGTTGTAATTGATAAAAAAACTAAAGAACCTAAGGCCGTTCCTAATCCAGAATGGTTACTATTTGAAAAATGCATGAGAGGTGACACTAGTGATAATGTATTCAGTGCTTATCCAGGTGTGCGTACAAAAGGCACTAAAAACAAAGTGGGCTTACAAGAAGCATTTAATGACAGGCAAACTAAAGGATTTAGTTGGAACAATCTTATGTTACAACGTTGGGTTGATCATAATGGTAAAGAGCATCGAGTTCTTGAAGACTATGAAAGAAATAGAGTGCTAATAGATTTAGCTCATCAACCTAATGATATAAAAGAAATTATTAAGGAAACTATTAACAAGGCTGTTTCAGCAGATAAAAATATAAGCCAGGTGGGTATTAGACTAATGAAGTTTTGTCACCTTTATGATTTGAAAAAGATTTCAGATCAAGCACAGGCTTATTCTGAGCCATTAAATGCGAGGTATAACGGATGACTATCATTCAAGCAAAACCAATTATTGCAAACAAATTTTGGATCGTAGAAGAAGATGGATTTAAGGTAGCAACACTTAGAAAGAACGAAGAAAATAAATTTATATTGAGTAATGAACAAGGTGTGAAAGTTTTTAATAATAAAGAAAGCGTAACACAACAATTTGGCAAGGGATTTTTTGCAAAGATTATTAAAGAAGCAGATAATTCGCTTCCAAATGAAGTTCATGGATATTCTTGCAGTACTAAACCACACAATAGCATGTACGATATACAAAAGAAACTTCCGTTATTCACAAAGAGCAAGGATAGTAAGAGTCTATACTGTGCAGGATATTATACCATTAAATTTGAAAAAGGATGGGTAAAAAGTTTCTGTCCTAAACTTATAACACTACAACGCTATGAATATAGAGGCCCATTTAAAACAGACATAGAAATGAAACAGGTACTAGCAAATGTCTCAAAATAACATACCCGATTCATTACCCAGCGTTGAGAGGCTGTTACAGCGTGCGGCTGTTGCGGAAAAATCACAACAAAAAGAGATTAGAATCAGTATTGAAGAAGCAAGAGCCCTTACTACTGAACTAGCACTCATAACGTCAAAACTAGGAAAAACAGTGGGTGAAATACATCAAATGCTACAGGATTTAAAGCAATCAACTACTGAAGTAGATGTAAAGATGGACGGGGGATCTTTCTAAAAAGGATAAATATATACGTAGTTAATAAAGGATTACGTATATAATGAGCAGACCTAAACCTAATGTTATACTCGAACATACAAATCGAGAAACATATAAATTAGAACAGATACTTGAGAGCGAAGCCATATGGGCAGTTTTCTACCAAGGAAAACCTTTCAATCTTAAGAGCGGCAGCATGGTATCCAGTTATCCTGGACCAAAATATAAAAAAGTTTCCTTTTCAAATCCAGGTCATGCTAGAAATCTTGCAAAAAAATTAAACAGACTTTTTAAAACAGATGAGTTTGGAGTTTATAAACTTACTGATGGTGCAAAAGAAAAATGAAATGGATGTTAAAGACCAATACACGGAAACATTTTTAAAAGCAGCAAATCACGATCCAATTACCGAAGAAGAAATAAAAAAACACAAATTAGTATGGTGGTGGAATATCAGAAGCAAGGATTCTGGTGGATTAAGATTAACTGACGATGCAATTAAGTATATAGAATTAATTGCCAAAATAAAAATTTATAAGATTGATTTTCCAAAAGACTTCTCAATTACTCCACAAGTGCTTTTATGGCTTGACAATTTCATCGAATCTCCGTATTATATTACTAAGAAATCAATTACAGTTTTAAAGGAAAAAGCCGCTTTTGAACTTTATTTGTTTTCGGGTGATGTTAAAAAGACTATCCAAAAGACTCAGCCAAGATTAATCAGAATTATAGTAGCAGTTAATAAATATTTTATGATGATAGAACTTAATCCATTAGACGTGCTTAATGTGCGTGAAAGCAAAACGTTACCTCCTCATTTTTCTACCATCAAAATTTCGGATGGGGAAAGATATGACAGCAATATTGTTGGATGGATCAAGGCGAAATTGAATGGAAGATATTGCATTGTAAATTATCCTTCCATTGATAATGGAAACAGATTCAAAAACTCTACGTTTGTGGGTTTTGAAGATGAAAAAGAACTAACCTACTTTATGTTAGGTTGCCCATACTTAAGGAGAAACTAATATGGCAGAAGAAGCAAAAGCAGTTGATACAGAACAATCAACTCCAAAACAAGATACACAACCTGCGGCAGGATCAGGACCCGTTCCTACACCCGGCGCACAAAATGCACAGGCACCTGTAGCACCAGATCTTAATGTTAGCGATCTAAATTCAGTTCGTAGCATTATTGATATTGCTACACAAAGAGGTGCATTTAAGGCAAATGAACTAGAAGCAGTTGGTAAGACATATAATAAACTTACAGCATTCCTAGATCATGTAACAAAACAACAACAAGCAAATCAAGAACCTAAGGAAGAGAACAATGGCTAAAACAACAAAACACGTAGGTAAAATGAAAAATACCGGCGATAAAGTTGCCGTGGTTTTTAGAACCGTACCGGGTGAGTCAAACAAAGCGTTGGTATTACCAACAGCAACTTTACCAGATGAATATCATGATGGACTAATGAAACTGATTGAATCAGAACAAGCGCAAGAAACATTTGAACTTGGTGAGATCATGTTCCATAAGTATTTCTCTGATGGGACTCCTATGCTACAGAGAGTTCAGCAACAGGGAAGACTTAAGAAAGTGGATACTGACACAGTAATGATGACTCCAACTCCAACACAAGAGATTGCTCTTTCTGAACTAAACGTTTTGATTGCAGAACAAAAAAATGTTGCAGTTGATGAACTTTACACATTTGTTAGTGGTGCTCCAAAAGCAGGTGAAACTGTGGCAGAACCAGTTGTACCAGAAACAACACCTAGTGAAGAGCCTATTGCGGCTCCTGCAACTGACGGTGTTCTTTCGGACTCTGATCTTGCAAGGTCATATCGTAGTCAGGCTGATGCTATGTACAAGGAAGCGGCTCGCTTACGCAGAGAAGCAGACGAACTAGATCCGCCAAAGAAAAAGACTACAACTAAGGCTAAAGCAGAAGCATAAACAGTGACGCATAGGCAGTACTTTAGACCGCCGAAGCACATTGTTAAGGAGTGGCCAGAAGTATTCGAAGATTTGTATATGAATACCATGCCGGTCGCTTATGTGGATACTATGATCTTAGAATTTAACGATGGTCGTGTTTGGCAGATAGATATTAGAGAACAACTTAAAGATGCAGATCCAAATGATGTTGCAAAGAGGTTGTTGGATACTCTATCTGAATATAAAGATACGATTAAAAAGATAGACTTTAAGATTAATATTCAAAAATTGAAAGACGAAATAAAAAATCGCACAGATAAAATATTTTAGTTTCTCCAACTAAAAAAATATAAAAAGGGCCTCAATGGCCCTTTTTTTATCTGGTATTTCCGTAATGAATAACTTTATACTTGTCCGAAGTATGTTCTCTCCAAGGATCGACCACAATGCTATCACTTGAAAGTTTAACATAAAGAGTAGGATGAGCAAGAAGAACGACTGCTCTAAATTCCATTCCATTGCCCAAATCAATAGCAGGATCAATAGTCATTGGACCTCTTCCTAATTCATGGCAATAATGACCTACCAATAGACTGTAACTACCGTCCTGATATGGGACTCCTGGCTTGTATGCTATTCCGTTTAATAATATAGGAAGGTCATGTTCCTTGGCAAGTGCGACTAATTTTTCAGCCATGTTCTTGGCTTGCTTTTCACGTGCATTCATCACGGCATCAAACAAATCGTAACCTAGATTTAATTTGTCTGCCATATAACGAAGTGCGATATTGTCTCTTGGATGGCAGCCGCCGCCATCTCCCAT